CTGAACCCGGTGGGGTCCAAAGTCCATCTATGTTTCCGTTATAATCTGTAACCATAATTTAAGTAAGTGGGAGAACCGAAAGGAAACAATCCTCCCACTTATGCCATTAGATGTTTAGTCTAAGTTCATCAAGAATACAGTGTGGTATTCATTGTCGACACCGGCTTTACCGTGCAGTCTAGCAATTGCTGGAGTAGTATCTGCTCCAACTGCTAATAATTGTCCTGCGTGGTTTGAACTAGCACCAACTAAAGTACCAACTGCAGGAGTACCGTCAATTTTTGCAACTGACATTCCTGCTGTCTGTACCCATCCGTAACTGCCTGCAGTCAAATCTCTGACTGTGACACCAACAAATCTTCCTGCAACTGCTGCAGGAGCAACTACGATGTCCTTGTAAGGACTTTTAATTAGACCTGCTTTGTCTGTTCCAGCAACGATTGCTTCTTCAAAACCATCTTCTTCGTCAATAGTAATTACACCACTACCTGAAGAATCTATCGCTGGATGCGATTTAATTTTGTAAAAGTAAGCGTTTGATGGGCTTTCTAAGTTGAAGAATATATATCCTTCTTTGTAAAGGTTTTCTGCTGCTGCAGTTCCACCAAGTGTAACTTCAACTGTAGTTCCACCTGCTGAAGCACCTGTAGCCACTACAAGGTCTTCATCGTGGTTTCCCACTACTGCTTCTGAAGCTACCAATAAACCTTCTTCAATGTTTGAGCCACCAGCTTCAACATACTTGTATCTTCTACCATCAACAAAAGTCATAGTAGTTCCCAAAGGATGTCTTTGGTCTGTTGTCTCATCTTTCTCCCAGCCGTATTTACCGGCTATAGTATTTGGAAATGACATTATATCGCCTCCTTATTTTCCTCGGGTTTCTTATACACCCCGTCACCAACCGATGTTTGTTCTTTAGAAGAAGAGACAGGAACTCGGTCAATGTTTACATTCTCTGTCTCTTCTTTTTTTCTTTCGTAACTACAATGATTGCATTCACAATTAGTAGTCGGTGGATAAGAGTACGCCCCTTTACGAGCCATCTTAAGTAAGTAATCAGGTGTCCCCGGTACATTCTTAATCACTGTGCCTTTTTTAAAACCTACTTCTCCACTAACACTCTTTTTATCGATGTGCCAGAACAAATCTGTTTTAGCTTGCCAGTTATCAATCATGTCCCAAGCATAGCCCGAAGCTACTAACTCTTGTCTCTTTTGTGCACGTTCTCTAGTATCCATCTATTCTCCTAATGTTTACGCACCAGATGCAGGGGCTGAAGCATCAAATGTCAAAGGTGCACCCTTTGAATCATCAATTTCAAACACACCGTAGTCTGCTGTAATTATTATTTCAGTTGCTCTCATTGAAGCATCTCTTTGTCTTTCAGTTCTAGTGTCTACTGATTTAAGTACACCTAGTGCTGATTTGTCTGCAATAACACCAACTGCATCATCAGATGAGTCAACTGACAAGTTACCATCTTCAAAGATTGGAACACCGTTTAGTGGTCTAATGTTTGAGAAAAAGTTATTTAACAAGTCAGTTGCAAATCCATCCGGAATACCGGCTGCTGCACCTGTTGCTGTTACTGCTGTGTTAGCAATGTCAAAGGTTGCAAAAGGGTGTTGCAAGATGTAAATCTGCGAACCAAACTTTTGTCCTTTAGCATTTGCAATTGCACCTGCTATGTTTGCAAGACTCATTGTTGCACCAGCAGCACCAAAAGTAGTACCACCGTTTAATCCTGAGTACAATGCGTGGACATCAGTGTCCTTTTTTCTTGCCATTGCATCACCAAGCTGTCTACCTACAATTGAAAAAATGTTGTTTGCAGATTGCCTGATTAGTTTGTCTGTAAGAATTACTTTTGCTCCGACTTCTGAAGCAGTAAGGTCTACAGTTGTCATTCCGATTTCTTCTTCATCAACAATGTCGAATCCGTCAGTTAAATCAGAAATAGTCATTTGACCTACTTTTGGCACAGTTACCTGTTTAGCCCCTTTTGGCAAATTCATTTGCTCAATCAAAGCCATAGCAGGAGCATTGTGCTCTTCAGTAAACCTAGCAGCAGTAATTATTATATTCTGGGCATTTTCTAAATTCCCAGTAGTTGCTGTGGTTGGCATATTCGTTTATCTCCTATATGTCACCGGAAGCTACTCTTCTTGCATATTCAATAACCTTCGGGTCATTGTCACCTGCTAAGTAGCGTTCCATTAAAGTTTTTTCATTTAATGGTGCTGCAGGCGAAGGCTGTCCTGACTGAAGTTCCTGCGAAGGTCCCGTACTCGGTACCTTGCTCTGCTGTGCATCAAGTACACGTTGCTGCTGGACTGTTAAGTCAGCGATACTTTCAGCCATTGACTGCATTGCAGTTGGGTCGACAGTTGACATTAACACATCATAAGCTGTGCTTTTGCCTACTTTCTGTTCGGGCTTAATACCCTTTTCCAAAAGCAATTGCCTTGCCGTTGCTACCTTTGCAGTATGTTCTGATGATTGAGATAATTGCTGCTGTTGTGCAAGCAGTCTATCTTTCTCCTGCTGTATCTGAAGCATTTGCCTCTCTTGTGATGCAGCTTGTGTAGAAAGTTGTTGTGCCTGCTCAGGAGCATATCCTTGCATCTCATACTGCTGTTGAAGTTCTCTTCTCTTAGCTTCTATCGTTGCTTCTGATTGACTCAGTTGCAATTGTGCCTGCAAGTCCTGTTGGGACTTTTGCAAGTCTGCTATTTGTTTATCGTAAGATGATTGTGCTTTCCTCCATTCATCTTGCGAATAAGAACGAGAGTCTTCAACACTCGTTGTTGGCTCAACGCTTTGAGGTAGTTCTGCACCGACTGATTCGGGCTCTGAAGTTCCTGTAGGTTCTGCTTGCTCTGCTCCATTTTGTATTAATCCTTGTTGCTGTAGTTGTTCGTTTACAGCAGGGTCAGTATTGTCTACAATGCCTGAAGTAGTTTCAGCAGGCTCAGAAATTTCTGGCTGCGAGTCAGGAGATGTTGAATTCTCAGGTTGTTTGTCTGTTACCATTACAACTCCTAAAATATTTAATTTTGGTTACATTGTATATCTAATCTTCTTGGCTTTCAATCTTATCTGCCAGAGATTCAAAACTATCTTTTATTTGTTGGTCAATTGGTTGCAAGGTTAATCTGTCTAATTTTGCACGTTCATTGATTGAATCTAATAGTTTTTTTCTTTCACTGCCGGGGAGTATTCTAAATAGTTCTTGAGGTATTGTTTCAGCATGAAAATTAGTATTTCGTGATATGTATGACCTTTCTGCTTTTGTAAGTCCTCTCAAAAATGTATCTCTTGCTCTGTTAAAATTATCATATAGAAACAGTCCATCCTCTGAAGTATTCTGTTCCATTAATGAGTAATAAGTTTCAAGTGCTGCTCGTTCAGCATCAGTACCTGCATTTCTTATTTGATTCTTGTAAAACGGGTCGTCATAATCAAAACCTTCTTCTTGTGCGATTGCTCTTCTTTCCTTTGAAGACTCTGCTTTTGCATCATAGTATGCTCTAATTCTGTCACTATTATTATTGTAAGTACCAAAGATTGCTTTCATTTTGATTTGCATATCACTTAAAGATTTATAGCTTGCAGGAACAGACCTAGTTGTATCTTCTGCATAATAATGTAAATTTGTTACTCTTTGTTCAAACGGTTCTAACTCAACATATCTTTTGTTATAAACATCTAACGCTGCATCTTCTTTGTTTGTGTATGAGTTAACATTAATTCCAAACATTGCACCTGCTGCACCTGTCCCAATCATATATGGGTCGTCTGTGTTTTCAATAAGTTCAACTATCTCAGCAAGAACTAACGGTGCTAATGATTGTATTGCAGGGTTTTTTGAACTAATTGATTTCCAGTTTTCAATTTTATATCTGTCATAAGCATCTTCACCAAAAAAATCTTCTCCAGATATATGGTCAATTAATTCTCCTAATACAGGGTTTGCTTTACCTCTTAAATATTGTGATGTTTGTTTCCACCATCTATTTGCAAGATTGCCCGTGTCACCAACTTTATAGTAAGTACCAGTGCTACTTGTTTTGTAGTCTCTTGCTAAATCAAAAGCATAGTTTATAAATTGTTCAAATCCACCCCATATTTTGAATTTAGTTCCATCTTCAAATGCTATCTCACCTTTACGATAATTTACTCTTATATCTGGGTCCATGTTTGCAAGTGTTAATATACCTCCACCTACAGCAATAAATTTTGCTAAATCAAATGCTGCTTCAAACCTAACTCTTGGATTTTTGTATATTGATATTGGTAAATATATTCTTGACCACCAAAGCCTTGGTGCCCACATTGTTTGATACATTACATCTCTAATAACTTTCTTTTTACCTGCTATTGGTATTGTTTTTAAATCAGCTTCTCCAGTAAAGATATTTACTATTTCTGAAACTTGTCTGTATAAATCATCAATCTCTGCTTGAGATGTTGCTTTTCTAAGTCGTCTTGGACTTAACATTTGGTTTGCTACATTAAACCTCATGTTATTTAAAAAGTGTGTATGGAATCTAGCAGATGCTCTAAGTATAGGTCCAATAACTGATGCCTTTGGTAGCTTTTCAATAAAGTCTGACATAAATGCTTCTGCTCTTCTATCAGCAGCAACATCTTGTCCGGTCTTATTCCAACGCATTCCAGACTCAATTAACTTATTATAGTTTGAGTTTTGCTCAAGTAGTTGCTCATTTCTTAAAACTGCATCTTCACTTAAAGCTGCTTTCAATGCTTGCCCAAAAGACTTAGCAGTAGTAAATGGTCTTGATACTGTATATATTGCGTTTTGTCTTAGCACTGCACCAAAATCTAATGTACCTCTAATTGCTTTTGCAAGAAACACTGAGTTATTCCATAGACCTCTATCTATCTTTGGTTTTGCTGCTCGTGGGTCATTTACTATTTGTTCTGCACCATCAACCATTTTATTGTCTTTGCCAAAGAACCTTCTTAGTCTTTTAATATCTATGTCAGTAAGTTTAGGAACTCTGTCTGCTAGTTTTACAAATGACTCAAGAAATCTAGTTCTAGCAATTGTGTTTGGTATAAACATTGCAACATCTTGTAAGAAGTTACCAATCTCTTGTGGTGTTACTCTTCTTTCGGGTTGTACGTTGCCAGTTTCCCATGGTCTAAAGTCTTCATTGATTCTGCTGTTTGTTCTTGCTAGAAATCTTCTCTTAACAAAACCAATCTCACTTTCAGTAAGAACTCTTGCCTCACCTCTTCTTGCACGAGCATTTGCTCTATCTAAGAATGGTCGTAAGAATTCTTTTTCTGCATCAGTAACATATTGAAGTCTAAATACAAATTCTTTATCATCAATAAGATTTTTTGGTAGGTTCTTAAATATATCTTCAGGTATATCTGTGCCATCACCACCAAGCATTAAACCTCTTTGTTGTTCTCCAAAAGCACCAAGTCTTGTTGGTTGATTGATTTGCTCAGGTGTTAAAGGTCTTGCAAGTCTTAATTGTTCAAAGTCAATAGACCCATCAGAGTCTACTGCCCCT